ATGTCCGACATCTACCAAATCACGTTAACCACCCAAACAGGCGAAACCTTCACGGGCAAGATGTCACGACGTCAGCCTGAGCTGGTAAACGGTTTTGTGCCGCTGGCGACCGAGACGGGCGAGTGGTTGTATTTCGCTCCGGCCGATGTGAAGCGCGTGCAGTTCACGCCAGTACCGGCAGAGCAAACCGAACAGCCAGAAGAACAAATAACGGAGTAACGAATGAGCAAACCGGACTGGGAGGCCATCGAGACGGCGTACCGGGCCGGAGTGATGTCCCTCCGAGAAATAGCATCACAGCACGGTATCAGCGAAGGCGCTATCCGTAAGCGTGCCAAGCGTGATGACTGGTCGCGTGACCTGAATGCGAAGGTGAATGAACGAGCCGACGATCTGGTACGCAAAGCTGAGGTACGCAAACAGGTACGCAGTGAAGTCACTTTTAATGAACGCGTACTCATCGAAGCGACGGCTGAGGTAATCGCCAATGTCCGTATGGAACATCGCGGTGACATTAAGCGTGCCCGGCAGATAACTAATGCCCTGTTTGATGAGTTGGGTGCAGAGTGCGCAGACGTGTCCGCACTGGAGAAGCTCGGAGAGCTGATGTTCGACCCCGACGACAAAGGCCAAGACAAACTCAATGAGATTTACCACAAGGTCATCAGCATGCCGGAGCGCGTTAAGTCGGTTAAGGCACTGAGCGACGCGCTGAAGAATCTGATCGGGCTTGAGCGACAGGCCTACGACATAGATGGGCCTGAAGGCGACAACTCTGTTAAGCAACTTTCTGACCTGATGGATTTACTGTCTCAGGGGGCGTAATGAAACCTGAGCACATCAAGCTGCTTTCCAATAAAGACTGGCGGCTTAACAATCTTTACTGGATCACCGACAAAGAGGGTAAGCCCACACGCTTCAGGATGACACCTGAGCAGCGGGAGTACTTTGAGGGGATCCACACCCGCAACATCATCCTTAAGGCTCGTCAGCTCGGTTTCACGACTGAAGTGTGCATCATCCAGCTCGACGCGGCCCTGTTCGAGTCAGCTAAATGCGCGCTGATCGCCCATACGCTGAATGACGCAAAGCGCCTGTTCCGCGAAAAGGTGAAGTACGCATACGACAAGCTGCCAGCAGAGATAAAGGCGGCCAACCCGGCGAGCAATGACTCGTCTGGTGAACTGGTCTTTAAGAAGGGCGGCTCGCTATACGTCAGCACGTCGTTTCGTGGTGGTACGCTGCGCTACCTTCACGTTTCCGAGTTTGGAAAGATATGCGCCAAGTATCCGGACAAAGCCCGTGAGATCGTCACTGGTGCGTTTGAGGCGGTATCGACGGGATGCTTCGCTACTATCGAGAGCACGGCAGAGGGACGGGCGGGTTACTTCTTTGATTACTGCCAGACGGCAGAGAAAGCGTTGCTACAGGGCAAGCCCTTATCCGCGCTGGACTGGAAGTTTTTCTTCTTCTCCTGGTGGAAGAACCCGCAGTACGCAATCGACACGGTAGAGTCTCTGCCGGTGCGCCTGCTTGAGTACTTCGCTGAAATGGAGTCGAAGCACGGCGTAGTCGTCAATGATCGCCAGAAAGCCTGGTACTACGCTAAAGAGAAAACGCTCGGCGATGACATGAAGCGCGAATACCCGACCATTCCGGCCGAGGCGTTCCAGCAGTCGGTCGAGGGCGCGTACTACGCCAAGCAGTTCCGCTGGCTCTATACCAACAAGCGGATAGGGCAAATCCCGGATAACTCACATCTGCCAGTTCATACATTCTGGGATATCGGTGTGGGCGACTCCACGGCTATCTGGTTCGTTCGTGAGGTTGGCGAAGAGTTCCACATCATCGACTACTACGAAAACTCTGGTGAAGGCCTGCGGCACTACATGAAGGTGCTGAAGGATAGGGGTTATGAGTACGGTGAGCACTGGGGGCCGCACGACATCGATAACCGTGAATTCGGTGCTGACGCCAAATCCCGCAGAGAACTTGCCCGTGAAGGGTATGAAATCGACGGGCAGGTTTACAGCATGACGTTTCAGGTGGTTCCGAAAGTGGGAATAGATACCGGCATTGAGTCGGTGCGCGAAATCCTCCCGTCCTGTGTATTCGATGAGGAGAAGTGTGCCGAGGGCATATCTCACCTCGAGGGCTACCGCAAGGAGTGGGACGACAAGCGCGGCTGCTGGAAAGATAAGCCGCTTCATGACTTCACATCACACGGCGCTGACAGTTTCCGCTACTTTGCCGTAGCGAAGAACAACCACAAACAGGTCGGCGCAGTATTCTTCTAAGGAGCTCATCAGTGAGTGAAATAAGCACCGGGGAACAGTTCCTCGTTAATGCCCTTGCTGATGCTTTAGGGCGGCAGCGCATGCTGTACGCGGGCCAGCCGGGAAATACCAAACGCACAAAGTTGTGGGATGAGTTCGGTTATCCAAATAGTCTCGAGTTCGACCGCTACTACCGGGCCTATGAGCGCAACGCGGTGGCGTTTGCCGCCGTTCATAAGCTTCTTGATTCGTGCTGGGTTGATAACCCGACGATCATCGACGGCGACGATGGAAAGGAGTCAACCGAGACAACGGAATGGGAGAAGTCAGCTACTAAATTGCTGAAGAAACACTGGCCGAAAATTAAGGATGCGGATCGCCGTAACTTGGTTGGCCGGTACTCGGCATTGCTGATTCAGTTTCGGGACGGAAGAGAGTGGAGTGAGCCGGTAGACAGGTCGGTGGTGTCACGGCTGAAAGACAAGGCCATTGTTAAGCTGATCCCCGCGTGGGAATCCCAGATCAAGCCAGGTAATTTCGATACCGACACGCTTTCAGAAACGTATGGCCAGCCAGTTTCGTACAGCTTCAACGAACAGCCAGTTGGTGATGATGGTACGTACGGCCCGGTGCGAGGCGTTACCGTACACCCCGAGCGAATTATCATCCTTTGCGAAGGTTCAGAAGACGAGAACATGCTCTCTGGCGTGCCTTTCCTGCGCGCGGGCTACAACAAACTTCTCGACCTTGAAAAGGTATCGGGTGGTAGTGCCGAAGGGTTCCTGAAGAATGCCAGTCGCCAGCTCGGGATTGCGTTCGACAAAGAAACCAACATTGCGAACCTGTCAAAGCAAGCCACAGACGCTGGCTACAAAGACCTGGGCGAAGCGCTCAACGACAAAGTCGCCAAGATGAACCGTGGCACTGATTCTGCCCTGGTAATGCCGGCCGGCACGCCGTCGGTGCTTTCTGTTGCAGCTGCCGATCCATCCCCGACTTGGACAGTAGCTGCCAACGAGTTTGCATCTTCGATTCAGTGCCCGTTCACCATACTGTTTGGTCAGCAGACGGGGCGCCTTGCCTCAGATGAGGACAAAACAGACTGGGCGAAGCGCTGTAACGGCCGCCGCTGGGGATTCCAGTCGACGGTTATTGAGAGTGTGCTTGAGCGCTTCTGGACAGTAGGTGTCATTGACCCGCCTACATCCGGAGAGGTTACGCTGGCATGGTCTGATCTGCTCGCGCCGAGTGAGAAAGAGAAGATTGCCAACATGCAGGCAATGGCTGTCGTGGCGAAAGATACCCAACAGGCATACGGCACTCCGGCAGTGGATGAAAACGAAATCCGCGCAGTTGGTGAGCTTGAGCCTCGCAAGGTCGTGCAGCCACCTAACCCTGATGTAAAGCAAACCGATAAGGATCCGCTGACAGATGATGATGACAGCGCAAACCAGAATCGGGACGCCAATCGTACCGCGTAATAAAGCTGACCCGACGCAATCATCGCGGCAGGTCAGTCGGATGTTCAATGATATCGAAGATCGGTATCTGAACATCAAGCGCAGGCTTAAGGCTCTGTTTGAGCTGCGGCTGACTGGGCAGCAACGTGAGGCGAACGCACAGCAGTCCTGGATGATGTGCAACAACGAGGGCGCAGAACCTTCGCTGTATCAAGTCAATGCCGGTAAGTTCGTCTATGACATGACAGCTGCTGAATTGGCCGATCTGCTCCAGGTGGTGCAGTCGATTCTTGATGATGAGCTTCTTGAAGGCGGCAGCCAGAACCTATGGGCGATGGACTACGTCATTGCGGAATATGACCGCGGCACGCTAAACGCCTTCACCAACCTGTCGGTGCAGTCGCAGGCGTACGCCAGTCAGACGACGCTCCAGCAGCTTTTAAGCAGCCTCGGCTACCTGAACCAGATAGCGGCGGCAAGACTGACAACGTTCAGTGACTGGAAGGTCATCAGCGACACCGCCCGCGGCGACCTGACAAACATCATCACCGATGCGGTAGCGCGCGGCGTGAATCCTCGCGAGACAGCCAGCGTAATCAGTAAGCGCCTCGATGTGTCCACGTCGAAAGCGAAAAACATCGCTCAGACCGAGCAGGTCGGCGCGCTGAGGCAGGCACAGTGGAACGAAACCGACTGGGCTGCTGACAGGCTGGGGCTAAATACTGGCCTGCTGTGGCTTTCAGCACTCAAGCCAACGACGCGTACCTGGCACGCCAGCCGACACGGTAAGGTCTACACCACCGAAGAGGTGCGGGACTTCTACGCTCAGAACGGCAATCGGTACAACTGCTATTGCAGCCAGATACCTGTGCTGCTCAACGACGACGGCAGCATATTCAACGAAGGGCTGGCGGATAAGCTGGCGAAAGAACGCCAGCTCTGGAATAAAGCTAAATAACCTCTGTTACTGAAACTATTCGAATTCCAATTAGTGATGTTCCTGAGGTAGTTGAAGTGAAATTCACAGAATCACGATTAGCAGCTTCGATTACTTCTTTATCGACAGTTGTCAAAGAGTGGTCGCTTTCGACATTAACATCTCGATAAGTTGAATCACCATTTATTTGATATGTCACTTTATATGTTGCCATCAATTCACTCCTATTTATCTGAAAGACATCCGTTTAGTTATATCTCATTAGTTTGACTTGAGGAAACAGCATGAAACGCAACCGCGTTAACGTGCTGACCGTCGTCAACTCCGCTTCAAACATCACAACTGAAACCATAGACGGCAAGCCACATATCGTGGTTCGCGGCATCACGCCTGTCGTGGACGATATCGTGATGAACCGGAAGTTGTACCCGGCAGCAGAAATCGAAAAGGCCTACAACACGCTCGAGCGTAACCCGATGCCGCTGGGCCACCCGAAAGTGGACGGCAAGCATGTGTCGGCGCGTGATGTCCGGGCGGTGAACGAGTACCACGTCGGGGCCTGGCTACAGAACGTCAGCCACAAAGACGGGAAGGTGATGGGCGACATGTACGTTAACCGCCAGTACGCCGAGTCGAGCGACAAGGGCAAGCGCCTGATCAACCGCCTGGATGAGATGCTAGCCGGCACCAACTCTGACCCGATTCACATCTCCACAGGACTGCTCTATTCCGGTATCGCCGCCAACGGCGAATCGAAGGGCAAGAAGTACAACGAGATCGCCACAAACATGATGTTTGACCATGTGGCTGTGCTGCTTGATGAGCCAGGCGCCGGTACGCCGGAGGAGGGCGTTGGCATCTTCGTTAACTCAGAAGGTGATGAGCAGCAGATCGAAGTTGCCCGCCTGGCTGACGGAATCGACTGCACCCGCGATGGCCTGATCAACAAAACCAAATTCTTCTTTACCAATGCCTCCAACTTTTCCTTCGACGACATCCAGCGCGCAATCAGTGAAAAGCTGCGAGAGGGTCGATCTGATGACAACTGGCTTTGGCCAGAGTCGGTATGGCCTGACACCTTCGTATACCGGGATGATTCCCGTTATTTCAAACAGAAGTACATCATCGACGATGACGGCAAGGCCCAATTCGTCGGCGAACCTGTAGAAGTCGTGCGCAAACAACCTGAGTACGAGATTAAAACCAACGGAGAGAACGATCCGATGAAAGAGCTGATTATCAATGCGCTGCAAGCCGCTGGTAAGCCGACCGAAGGCAAGTCCGACGCCGAGCTGATGGACGCATACAACCAGATGAAGGCCGACGAAGCCGCCGCCAAGAAAAATGGCGACGAAGAAATCGACCCGGCAACCGGCAAGCCCAAGAAAAAAGAGCAGGCTACAAATAACGAAGAGATGCCAGCGTGGGCGAAAACACTAGCCGATCGCGTGGACGTCGTTTTCAACAGTCTGAACGCGAACGCCGACAAAGAGAAAGGCGAAAAGCGCGCGGCTGTGAAACTGGCGATGAACATGAGCGATGAAGAAGTCGCAGATCTGGACGGCAAGGCGCTCGACGCTATGTACGCCAAGTGCCAGACCTCTTTCGGCCTGAACGGTGCATTCCGCAACCAGGCTACCAACACCCAATCAGTCAGCGAAATGCCGGAGTAAAAAATGGCTAAAGACGGAAAACACGTAATTCACGCCGGTGGCGTATTCCCTAATCCGCTGCTCAACCGTGAAGGCCGAGCCACCGCGGTCAAGCCCGGCACCCTGGGCTTCTTCGATGCTGGCGTCTTCAAGGTGTCGGTAGATGGTAGCGAAACAGCGATTATCTATGTCGCTGACTTCGACTATCTGCGCTGCAAGACGGTAGATGACACGTTTGCTGTCGACGATCTGCTGGTGGGGATCCATCCACTGCCTGGCATGTTCCTGAACGTCCGCGCTGCCGCCGGTACCTACAAAAAAGGCGACGCTCTCTCAATCGTCAACGGCCAGGTGAAGAAATGGGCCACTGGCGAATCAGATCGCTGCTATTGCGACGAAGAGCGCTCAATCACCGCCGCTGCTGGCGACCTCATTCGCGTAGTGATTAAGTAAGGAGTCACTGAATGCTTGTTTATTCTAAATCGCTGGGCGAAAAGACCGGCAACCTGGCCGTGAACCAGTACCAGTTTGGTATGCTGACGCAGGAGCGTAATGCCGCTTTGAACCATCAGGGCATTAACGTAATGCAGGAAATGGCTGATCGCCTGAATGCAGTTAATCAGCTGAATGGCATCAACGCCGTTCGCTCACCTGCTGATCTGTATAAGGCATTTGACCAGACCGTGCTGCGTCAATTCCAGCCGAACACTGAGTTCACACTGTTCAACGACCTGATGCCACTGTCTCGCTCGGTGCGCATCAACCAGACCGTGTACGAATACGCTAAGTCCGGCGGCCGCATGTGGGCTCACACCTCTATGTCAGGCCAGATCGGCGCGGCGTTGGATGCGGTGCAGTACCAGTACGACGGCACGATGGTTCCGGTGCACGATACTGGCTTCAAATTCCACTGGCGTGAGCCTCGCCTGAACAACCCGGATGCGTTCGACATCATCTCTGATGCTCAATTCGAGTCCACCAACGAAGTCCGTCGCCAGTATGTGGATTACATCTACAACGGCTATCGTGACGCGGAAGGAAACTACATCAAGTTTGATGAGAAGACCTGGAAGGGCCTGAAGAACGATGAGCGCGTTGCGATGGTTGATCTGGGCGCATCTGGCCTGAATATCGACTTCACCAGCGCCTCCGCCACGGCAGAGCAGATCCGTAACGCGGCGATTAAGCTGCGCGACACTCTCAAGCTGACCAACAATCAGTACGCAGAGCAGACCTGGTATGTTTCCAGCGCCATCATCTCCAACCTGGAGCGCTACTTCAGTGACAACTACCAGTCAGACACGATCCTGCAAGAGCTTCTGAAACTGTCCGGTATTGCCGCGATTAAAGAAGATGCTCAGCTGACAGGTAACCAGATCCTGATCGTTCCGCTGACCGCTGGCGTGATTGCTCCAATTGTAGGCCAGGCGTTCGGCACTGTTGCCGACCCGCGTCCGTTCTACAACAGCGATTACATCTGGCGCACCTGGGGCGCTGCTGGCCTGATGGTTAAGACCGACATCAACAGCAAGAAATCTGTCATCTACGCACACAGCTAAGGGGTGAAATATGGCACTGGTTAAAGTGATTAGCGATAACCTTTTCTCCGGTGCCAATCTCCAGAAGTTGGAGGTTGGTGCAAAGGTGGAGGTCAGTGAAGAGACTGCGATCAAGTGGAAAACCGCTGGGCTGGTAGAAGTCTTGTCAGGCGGTGACCGCAAACTGGAAGTGGCTACGCCAGGCAACGATGAAGACACCTCCGCTAAATCGAAAAAGGCGAAATAACCATGGCAACCCCGCTTACGCCAGAAGAAATTAAAGGCTTCCTCGCTGAGTTGGGGTACGCCATACCTGATGCCTTGCTTACGCCGATCCTCTGCGTGGTGAACAAGATTATCCCGTGTCTCGATGGCGCGGGTTATGACGAGTGCACCGCGAAGCTGATCCTGATGTACGCCGCCGCGCTTATGGCTACTTCGTCCGGCGCGCGCCGCATCAAATCGCAGGGGGCGCCGTCTGGCGCGTCCCGCTCGTTTGAATATGGTGACGACAGCATTACCTGGCTGCGCGACTCGTTGGCCCGGCTTGATACCAGCGGTTGCACCGGTGAGTTGCCTATCAGCGCAGGTAATGGCGTCGGCCTGTTCATGGTGGTCCGGGGCTGCTGATGACATACAAATCAGTTAAGCACGGTCTACCGCGCTCGTTCACCCGCGTCTGGGTGATGACCGACACCGGGCGGGAGACTACCGGCTACGTGAAACCGGACGGGGAGTGGTTCATCAACTGCCCGCGTATCCGGGCGACTGGCGCGAAGGTGCTGCGATGGAGGGATGACTGATGTCTGCAACCGCGAATTGGTCATACACGGCAACAGCGACCATCTGGCGAAAGCTGGAAGGCAATGACGAATACGGCGACCCGCTGGGCTATGCCGAACCTGAGCAAATCCTCTGTGATTACGAAGGTGGGCTCAGCAAGAAGTTAGCCAGCCTGGGATTTGAAATCGTCGTTAAGAACACCGTCTGGACAGAGTTCGCGCTGGCGGCCACGGGTGATTACCTGCTGATTGGCGTATCGACGGAAGCCGACCCGGTTGTGGCCGGTGCCGACGAGGTGCGGCAGGTTATTCGCTATGCCGACACGTTTGAGCGAGTGGCGGATGATTACGCCATCCTGACGGGAGTGTAGCCATGGGCATCAAAGTACGTGGCGTTAAGCAGTCGAAAGCCGGGCTCAACCGCATCATAAACGACGTGAAAGGGCGAAAGGTCGTCAGGGCGCTACAGTCAGCAATGATAATCGGCAGCTCCCAGGCCGCGCTTTATACGCCGATAGACACTTCAACGCTGCTTAATAGCCAGTATCGGGAGTTGATAAACAACGGCGTTCGACTGACAGGGCGAGTGGGTTACACGGCGAACTACGCTGTATTCGTTCACGACCCGAATGTTCCTCAAACCTTCCGCCGCGCCACCGCGCAGAAAGAGTTCCTCACCAAAGGCTTTGAGGATACCCGCAGCCAGATTGATGCCGTAATTCGCAAGGAGCTTTCAGTATGACACCTGCCATGTATGAGCGCGTGCGTAACTACTTCGTTGATGCCGGGCTTACCACTGGCTTCATTGTTCAGTTGCTGGCTTGGGACGACACAACGAAGTTAACCGACGCATTCATCGTGTTCCGGCCTAACGGCGGTACCGACATCCGAAATGACCTCGGATCTGATCACTACGTGCTGGTGGATGTCATTTCCGCCAAAGATAAGCGCCGCGCAGCCGCTGAAAAGGCTCAGGAAATCATCAATTATGTCGAACAGAACGACATTGCCGACGAATGCCTTGGCCTGATTCAAAATCTCGGAAACATGCCAGCACCAATCCTGACCGAAGAGGGCCGCCTGGTCTTCAGACTCCAGTTCATGTGCGTCTACGGCGAATAACCCAATCATCAACCCATCAGGCTGCCATCCGGTGGCCTTTTTTTTATTTGAGAGGTACACATGCAAGGCTGTGCTAATGATTTTGGCAAGCTGATCGGGAAAGTAGCTGTGCTACGCATGGCCTTTGGCTGCCCCGACGCAGTGCCAGCGCTTTCCGAGTGGAAGCGTCTCGGCGCTATGACGACTAAGGGCATCGACTATTCGATGAACACCATCAACTCCGAGGCAGATGATGCTAAAGGGCTGGTGGAGAACCTGGTCAACAACATGGATCTGACGATCTCCGGCGAAGGGGAGTTTCGCAAGTCTGATAAAGATAACGAGATCGGCGCGTGGCGTCTGTCGAAGTACATCTTTGACGAAGTGCAGGCAGGCCGTCAGCCTAACCTGTGGGTGCGGTTCGACTTTGCTGGTGAGAACGCCGGTACTTATATCCAGGGCTACATGAACACCACTTCATGGTCTGGTGACTTCGGTACCAACGATATCTCCACTTTCTCCGGCGAGTGGAAGGTCTACGACGCCGACACTGTCGTGTTTGAAGTCGCTGATTCTATCGCGGCCACTGGCGTTGAAGTAACTCCTGCAACTGCTTCTCTGGTCGTTGGAGCAACCCAGCAACTCAGCGGCGCGGTTCAGCCAACAGATGCGACTAACAAAGCGATCACCTGGACCACTTCGGCACCTTCCATAGCCACCGTCAGTTCAACCGGCCTGGTGACAGCAGTAGCCGAGGGCACCGCGACTATTACGGCTACCACTGCTGACGGTGATTTCACCGACACCTGTGCTGTGACCGTGACTGCCGCACCGTAATCACTACAAAGGGCGGCTTGCTGCCCTTGATAATGGTTATGGAGAACGATATGACCCCTTTGAAAGAAATTGGCGAGTGCCTGATTGGTGCTGGCGGCCGAGAATACTTCTTCCGACCATCGTTCCGCAATATGACGCGAATCGGCGAGCCTGAGCATATCGTCCGCACTTTCTATGCGCTGTTCAATGACGATGTGGCAAAGATGCTTGAAGCGGCCAGAGAAATTCACAGCGCCATACCGGAGCATCAGCGTAAATTTTACGCATACTACTTCGGGGACATTTCCCTGCCGCGGTGGGCTCTGGATGCGGCAGGTTCTGCCGCGTTTGTGCGTGAGGCATTGCTCTCGGCTATTAATGTCATTCAATCATGCTGTGACGAGGACGTTTCAGAGCTGACAGGCTGGCATGAGCCATCACGCACTGGACGGCGAGCGTTTGTATGGCGCCGTGGCGCGCTTCCGCCTGAGAACCTGATTCTGATAGCTCAGTCACTGATCATGCATGGCGTTATCGGACGGGCCAAGGTTCGTAAGTTGCAGAAGCACGAAAGCAAGGAAACGACACCGGAGTTCCATGCAACTGAATACATCATGGCGGCAAGAAACCATTTCGGGATCAGCAGGGAAGAGGCTGAAAACCTTACTATGACCGAGTTCGCTATGATGCTTAATGCCAAATACCCTGACCAGAAGGGCTTCACGAGGGAAGAGTACGACGCGGTTATGGACGATGATGATCGCCGTTGGCAGGAAATGGTTGAGCGCGAAAAATCAGCAAAGAAAGCGGCCTGAGTTAATAATGGATGTTCCAGCCCCGCCTGACCGGGCGTATGATGGCACGACAAAAATACTCAGGGGATAAGAGTGAAGAAAATACTTTTGGTTTTGGTGATTCCATTGATTCTGGCTGGCTGTAAGCCTGGCGAGGAAAAGGCAATTTCTCTGGCACAATCTGAAGTTTCAGCCAATCTACTGGATCCTGGCAGCGCGCAATTCCGCAACGTGAAAGTTGTGAAGATGACAAATGCCGATGACGGTCGTGTTAATGCTGTTGTTTGCGGGGAAATTAACGGAAAGAACGGTTTCGGTGCCTATGCAGGGTTCCATCCTTTCTTTGTTGAGCTGAAAATGAAATCGAAGGGGATGTTCTCAAAAGGTGTCGACTACACCCTTGGTGATCACTTCCTCAGTTCGAAAGATACGCCTCCACCACCGGCTTACACAGAACGATGCCAATAAACGACACGAATAACTAACCCACCACTCGGTGGGTTTTTTTATGCCCGGAGAAAACTGATGTCTGAGAAAGCAGGCGAGATTTATTACGACATCGAGGCCGATGTTTCTGGCTTGCTCAAGGCGCAGGGAAAGGCCAATAAGTCGCTCGACTCCATCGGCAACTCGGCGACCAATGCAGCCAAAAAGATGGATGAGTTGCAGACGAATATCAACCGCGTCGCCGGGGCAATTGCCGCCTCACTCGTTGTTGACTGGGGTAAGGCATTCCTCGTAGCTGCTGACAACATGAGCCAGCTCAACGCGCGTATAGAGAGGCTCACTGGCAGCGCAGCGACAGCATCGCAGACTATGCAAAGTCTGATGCGCATCAGTTCGGCAACGGGTGGTTCGCTACAGGATACAGCAAAGCTGTGGGAGACTCTCAGCACGGCGTTGCGCGATACCGGAGCGACCAACGGCCAGATCATCCAACTCACCGAGACGCTTCAGAAAATCGGTCGCATTGGCGGATCCTCTTCCGAAGAAATGGCGAATGCTCTTCGTCAGTTCGGCCAGTCAATTTCCTCCGGAACGGTTCGGGCGGAGGAGTTCAACTCCATCCTTGAGCAAATGCCGGAACTGGCGCGCCAGATTGCCGCCGGGATGGGTGTAAGCATCGGAGAGCTTCGTCAGCTCATGCTGGACGGGAAACTGACGGCAGAAGATGCTCTGAACGCCATTCAGAAGCAAACCGGTTCAGTGAATGCAGAGTTCGAGAAACTACCGCGCACGCTTTCACAGGCCAATACCGCTCTCACCAACTCTTTCCTGACCATGGTTGATAATATTAACCAGGCTACAGGGGCTAGCAACGGGATGGTTCTGGTTATCGATTCTCTTGCTGTTGCCATTGGCAGGCTTACCGGGCAGGCCGCTACCGCCAGTCAGCAAATAGCAGATCTGCGCTCTGAAGCCGAAATGTACGCCAAGCGAGCGAGAACATGGAGTTGGCTTGGCTTTGGTGACTGGCAGAAAGAGAACGAGGAGAAATCCGCGCAACTTACAGCTGAAGCGTGGGAGAAGGCCTCTCGCGCCGGTTGGGATGCGGTTCAGAAAACAGCAGCAGCTACTAAGCCTATCGAAATAAAAGCCATCGCCACTTCAGGTGGTTCTAAAACGAAAGGCGGAAAGTCTGCGGCACAGAAAGAAGCTGAGCAATACGCCAAAGCTCAAGAATCTGTTAATCAAAAGCTTGATGAACTGAGGCAGAAGGCCGAGCTGTCAGCTGGCAGTGTCGGTGAACTATCCAGAGCGCAGTCCGTGCTTAATGCGCAACAGTCTCTCGGTAACACAGCCACGCAGGAACAACTTCTGCTGGCCGGGCAACTGGCAGGAAAAGCCTGGGACAATGCCAACGCATTGCGTGAGCAGGCCAAGGCTGAACGGGAGCGCACAGAGGCTGCCAATAAGTTCAGTACCATCCAGGGTAAAACCAGCAAAACTGCCGGGCTGGATAGCCAGTATCAGAAAGACATTGCTGACATCCAGCTTTACGCCCAGCTTTACCCGCAGAAGATCGGGGAGGCTGAGGCAGCGCGTGCCGCTATAGAGCAGCAGTATCGTGACCAGCGTAACGCTGCGATGTGGGAAGAATGGGCGCAACAGAACGCGGCCACTCAGGCAGCAGCTGCGGCATTTACCGCATTCGGCAATAATGCCTCTAACACTCTGACTGGCCTTATCACCAAAAGCATGGACGCTGAAGAAGCGGCTAAATCTTTAGGAAGAACCGTTTTAAATAGCCTAGTAAACACATTTGTGCAGATGGGCGTCGAGTGGGTTAAGTCGGCCATTATGGGCCAGACGGCCACTACCTCGGCGGTTGCAGCATCCACCGCGGCACAGGCAGCAGGCATCGCAACCACGACGGCGACATCTACCGCGGCGGCGGCGGCCACAACGGCAGCATGGACTCCGGCGGCCATCATGTCATCCGTGGCTTCATTCGGTGGTGCGGTGGCTATTGGTCTTGGTGCGATGGCTGGCATCCTGGCACTGTCAGGAAAACGTAAAAACGGCGGGCCTGTCTCGGCTGGTGGGATGTATCAGGTCGGCGAAGGTGGCATGCCAGAGATTTACCAGGCCAGTACCGGTAAGCAGTACATGATACCAGGCGACAATGGCAGGGTGATCAGCAACAAGGAGATGACTTCTGGCGGCGGAGGGGTAGTTATCAACATCCAGAACTACACGTCATCGTCCGTTGATGCACAGGCTGGCACTGATGCAAATGGAGGACTTACCGTTGATGTCATTGTTGCAGACCTGAACAACGGCGGGCCAATCAGCAGCGGTATAACCAGTAACTTCAATGTTAAACGCACGCCAAGGGGGCAGGGCTGATGCCAATTATCGACTATCCCGACTGGCTGCCGCTGGCGCAGAAGGCCAGCAAAAACATGACGCTCGATACCGGGTTCCAGACCGACCAGCCAGCGGTCGGCCCGGCTATCTTCCAGAACCTTACCGACGACCTGAAAGTGACCTGGTCTCTGACGTGGATCTTCACCTTGGCGGAAGACCGAGCATTTCAGCAATGGTTACGTAGTCCCAACTATCTTCACGGCGGTATTTATTGGTTCAGAATGCCGATAAATCTTGGCGGTAGTGGCTTGCAAGTTCAGGAGCTTCACTTTACGAAAGATGGTTTCCCTGTCCAGACCAATATTTCTGGCGGAGTGGTGACCTGGACGGGAACCGTTATTGCCAACCACCTGTACAACGCCGATGACGAGTTTGACGACATCATTGTTGAACTGCCGCCGCCGTGGGATTCGTGGCTGGATATCGTTGTCACGGGTTATCCGGACGGGCGCGATCCGGAATCACTACCGAGGGCGCCGTAATGCCGAGCTTCAGGGAGTATAAGCAGCAACGCCCGACGCGCGGACTGTACGACACCATTACGTTCTACCATCCATCCTTTGGTTACGTTCGCCTTGTCGACAAGCAGTTCTTCCCCAAGACGCTCGGCGGACAGGCGTACACGCCGGCGCGATTTGAAATCGAAGAGAGCCAGCAGAGCGGTACGCCGGTGATCGACGCGACGGTGAAGTTAGGGAGGCTGTCGTCTGACATCAAAGCGTTGATGAAGCAGTGGAAGGGTGCAGCCCGTCTGACGGCCATTACGGCCACCAGGCAGATCTTCGACAGCGGCGATGTGTCGGTGCCGATTAAGTCGTGGCAGCTTTACGTCAAGACGGTGGACATCGATGCCGACGCCGCGTCTGTCACCCTGTCTGTGACCAACCCGCTCAATAATAATATTGGAAAATTATACGATCCCCTCGAATACACTGGACTCCAGTACCTATAAGGAATCCGCATGACTAAAGATGAATTTATCCGGCGGGTTATCGGAGTGCCGTGGGCTAACCGGGCCTGCTCGTTCGAGAAAGTCGACTGCTGGGGCTTGTGCGTATTGTATTACCGCCATGTCCTCGGCATAGAACTGCATCAGACGCCGGACTACGAAGCCGGCGAGGACTTCTTCACCTGCTATCAGGGAGACGTCGTTTTCTGGCGCAAGGTTGATAAGCCGGTCGATGGCGGGATATTTGTCGGGTACCGCGGCGCGCAACCGGCGCATGTTGGTCTGGTACTGAACAGGCAGGCGCTGCACTCCCGCGGCGAGAATGGAAGCGTGCGCATGGACTCGTTGCTGGTCATTCAGCGGGCATTCACCAAAGTGGAGTACTTTTCGTATGGCGCTGGTTGAGATATCGAATTTTCCAGGAACGCCTAAGCTGCGTTGCAGGGTGCCAAACGGCACCCTTTTTTATGACTGGCTGGCGGCCAATGACGCTACCTTTCACCGTGATCTGCTGATCGTCCGCAACGGCGTAAGGCTGGGCGACGATGACGAGCTGGCGTTTGAATTGAGCGAGTTGGACAACATCCAGATTTTCGACCAGCCAAAGGGCATTGTCGGCGATATCCTTAGCCCGATATTTAAAGTAGTGGGCCAGGTGTTTTCGTTCCTGGCGCCGAAGCCGGCAATCGCGAACAACGGCGGTAATGCCGTCGACTCACCGAACAATAGCCTGACCGGTCAAACAAACACCGCGCGCGTCTACAAAGCCAAGCCGGATATCTACGGCCAAATCCGTTCGTTCCCGGATCTGATTCAGGAATCGGTATTTGAATACGTTCATCAGACTTCCACAGACGGCGGCCTGAAGTACGTCACTGAATGGATGTGTATCGGTATCGGCAAATACGATTACGAGTCCGTGCGCTACTCAGAATCAAGCCTGGGCTCTCTTGCAGGTGCTGAATTCCAGTTCTTCCAGCCTGGCGAAGTAATCCCGCAGATCGTTGAAGGTTACGGGTTCGATGACGTCGACGGGCAGGAGGTTCCCGGGCAGAACGAAGCCAGCGACTTCCCGATCGAAACAGCAACGGCAAACACGGTGGTCAGCGGAACGTATTCCGGCGGACAGATAGCGATGAAAATCGTGAAACAAGCTGATTTTGACTATTTCATGGGTCTGGTTCTGCCGCATGCGGTTACCTTCACCATCAACGTTACGTACAACACAGCATCAGGCAGCGTCACCACTGACGCAAATTTCTCCGGCACGCTTATTTCCGCCGTTGAAACAAACGATGGCGCTGTGGTTAACCCGGTGCGCTGGTACACGTTTACGATGAACCAGCTGGAGGGGCCGCAGGACATTCCTGCTAACGCCACGATCAACACCACGAAATTCATCCTCAACGATAACGAGGCGCTGGTGGTTGGGCCGTTCTTTTCTCCGGTCGAGTCAACGCAACTGTGGCTGCATACCCAGTCCAGCCTCGGCGGGAAGAAAGAGACCAACTGGAAGGTTGTCATCTGGAAAATTGACGACGACTACAACCAAGTTCCTGGTACGCAGCAGACATTCTCGTATCGGCAGACGACGCCTCACCAGTCGACCAGCGAAGTGTTTTACCGAACCGACAAGATCACTCCGACCGGAGGTTTCGGGAAGTACGCGGTCAGCTTCCAGCGCACGGATAACTCCGGCGACGCGTCACTGCTGAAGGTCGAAGAGATCCATAGCATCAACATCCGTACGAATGTCGTTCACCCGACCGACACGCTGGTACGAGTGAAGGTGAGGGCGACCGAGAACGCGCTGGGGAGCCGCGAGCGCAAATATAACGCACTGGTGACGCGCCATACCATTACGTACAACCTCGACACGCAGGAGGTGGATTACACTCTGCGGCCGTCGCGCTCGTTCGCTGATGCGGTGGCGCATACTTGGTTGATTATGGGTGAACAGCCGGTAAGCAGCATTGACCTGTACGGACTGTATTCGCTCGCTGAAAGTCTGCCTGATGAGCGACTGGGTTACTTCGACTACACGTTCGACGACGAGAACGATTCTCTCGGCGACCGCGTGCAAGCGATCTGCAACGCGGCTTCAGTGGTGGCCTACTGGGATGACGGTGTGCTCACTTTCACCAGGGATCAGAAAGTTGACTACCCGGCTGCCGTATTCAACCGGACCAACATGAAGACGGACGAGTACAAAATGACGTACGAGGCCACGCTTCCTGGCGGCTACGACGGCGTACAGGTGTCCTACGTCCACCCGACCACGAACAATAAGACGTACATCAACTATCGCGTGCTAAACGGCGCCATCGTCGAACAGGAAGCGGAAAATCCGAACAAGCTGGAGATAGTCGGCTTTCGTAATGAGTATCAGGCCCGGGAGCGCGCATTACGAGAAACCAAGCGCCTAATCTACTCGCGCGTGAAGATGAACGCCAAAGTGTTTGAGGACGGCATTATCCAGGTCGGCAGCGTCATACAGATGCCTGACATCTACGACAGCAACCAGCAGCAGGGTTACATCACCGGACGCTCCGGGAATAACTTTGATACCAGCGAGCCGATCACGTTTAACGGCTCGATGTATGTGCTGGTTACCGACAGCCTGGGTAACCCAACTCCGCGCTATCCGGCCACCGCCCGTAGCGACACGAAGTACGGATTCACCGCGGCAATACCCGGCATTCAGCTCAATATCTGGAACGGAGACACTGTCCAGCTCCCGTCGCGCTACCTCATTGCGACGGTGGAGGAACTGGACAGCCAACTATGGACAGTCAACAGCATCAAACCGAACACAGATAACACGGTATCTCTGACCGTCGCGGAATACAGCGACGCCATCTACCAATAAGAACCGTCCCCGACCAACCCCAACCCGGCCACCGTGCCGGGTTTTTTATGGAATAATTATGGCTACTACACCTACCAACCTGCCTGTTCCAAGCGAATCACCACGCGATCTGAAGTATAACGCCGGGAAAATTGACGAGTTCGTCACTTCGATGGGGTGGACTTATATCGATCGATTTGGTCAGAAGCACTACACAATCGAGGGAATCAATTACATCGCGCAGCAGGCAATGAACGCCTTCGGTTACGTTATCCTTTCAGGGAAAACATTCACCACCGGCGCGACTATCAACAACCCTAATGAGGTGCTGCTGAACACCTCCGACGGCGAATATTACAAATGGACTGGTACGTTTGCATCCGGCCCGAAAGTTGTTCCGGAAAACTCTACCCCTGCCAGCACTGGTGGCGTTGGTCCTGGTTCATGGGTTGGTGTCGGTGATGCATCTCTTCGTGCAGCACTGGCCGCGATGGATGGCGAGAAGTTAATTGGTGAGTGTCCAGACATTGCTACGCTTCGAACTATAGAGCCATCTTTCGACAAGCAGCGCATCACCGTGCGGGAGCACACCGCAAATACCGGCTATGGTGGAGGAAAGTTTAGGGCGGTGCTCAATGGCATAGGGTATACCGACAACAACGGTACGATTATCAAAACATCGGGCGGATCGGCGTGGATAAGAACTAACTCAGAAGTCATCAACCCTCTTATGTTTGGCGCGGTTCCAAGGATAGATGACACTACACCCTCATACCATTCAAATATTAACGCTGCTATCGCTGCTGCATCTGGTAAGTCATTTGACGGCCTTTGCATGGATTTCAACATCTCAGGTGAAATCCTTTACAACAATGCATTGGCAACAAAAGGGCGAAATCTCTACCTGAATGCTATCAAAGCTGCTGCAATAGCAAACATAGTTCGTGTAAATGGAGCCGCGCATAGTATTAATGGATTTAGGATTAAAGGAAATAGTACAGATGCCGCAGCAGGAATAGTTCAAAGTAATACCGCGGCCGGGACAGTGATTGAAAATTGTATCATTGTTGATGTTGGACGAAATGGAATTATCACAGCAGGAAAAGAGTGCATTGTAAGAAATAATAAAACCGATAATTGTGGGTACGCTGGCTCAGGTAACTTTCGATGCTCCATTCAGATGAATGAGGGAGAACATTGTGTGATGGAAGGTAATACCTGCCTTCACGCAAATTGGGGAATCCTTATGCGTAATGAGATAGGGGTAACCCAAGGGTTCTATAACACAATCAGGAACAATATCGTTGTTGCTTCTTCATCGGCTGCAAGTGATAGTCAGGGCATCTCTGCGGCAGCTCAATTTCATCTTACAACTTCTGGTAATATTGTAAGAAACTTTGTTGATAACGGGATAGACCATCAAAACTGCTTTGGACTTCTGATAACAAATAATCAGATTGCAGGCTGCAAAGATGCTGTATTCATCGGTGATAGATCTTGCGGAAGGATTGTTATCTCACATAATAATATAGAGGGTTGCCAACAAGGTGTTAGATATTACAACCCATCATCAAATCCTTTTACTGGACAGACTTTCTCTGATGTTGTTATATCCAATAACTCAATCCTTGGCTCTCTCAATTACGGGATATGGGTTATTATGGCTGGTACATCAAGCGCCAACTACAACACAAATATTGTGAATAACATCGTCGATGGAAACGGGTCAGGCGGACTTGGGATTGTACTGGACAATGTACAGCAAGGTACATGCAGCGATAATTCAGTAAGGAGAGTTAACGGACATGGAATCTCACTGGCATCATGCGAAAGCATAAAGCTAATTGGCAATACCATTACAGATGCTGGATTTGGTACGACCGGGACATATAATGGAATCAACATATCAAGCAGTAATAGGTGTCAGGCGATAGGCAATAGCGCAACAGGCACAACAATGCTTTACGCAATCGTAATTGGTGCTGGTTCATTCAATATGGCACATATGAATGAAGCGCGCTCAACCTCAGGAGCGACGGCAGTTAGCATTTCCGGTGGTACTGGGAACGTAGAATCATTGAATATTAAGTCATAACTAATGCGCCCCTAATGGGGCGCAACTATTCAGATTGGCATACCATATTTGGCATTCATTTCTCTGTCCGGCTGGATTTTTATCTCAATGTTACGAGGTATCAACCCATTGGACTTAAGAGTTTCTGAAATAGCTTTTCCTCTTGTTACCGGGAACGGCCAGTTGTCATTGTTATCACCCTTGGGCACATGTAGTGTCATTGTGCGTTGGTTTCCATTAACTGCGTTTTGCACCTGCTCAATCATATCTTGACCTATCGCGTAAGCAACTGAAAAAGGAACGTTCCCACTATTTGACTCTCGCAAAGAATGAGACTGGTCCGTGGTCTTGTTAATTAAGAACAGCATAACTATTGGAGCGAAATAGTGAACAGCCTTAAAGCGCTCAATGAAGTACCCCAAGCCCAAACTGGCAGCAACTATCAAGTACATAAAAGAACCCCACATTGCCACAGGTCGAGTAGCATAGTTAGCACTAGCCTTTGCGCACACCAGAATAAGAGCCAATGTAGTGATGGCACCAGAGATAACCGATACCCAGAAAGCGTATCTTTTACCTTCAGTACTTTCATCTGAATTTCTTCTTAGCAAAAACACTGCACCGCAAACCAATCCAACAGTCAGCACAATGAAGAAGGTGCGATCTGTTAATTTAAGCAGTGAGTAAAATGCATTGACTGTACCTGAAATATCCAGATGATCTTTTGCCATTCGGTCCGCTCTTCCTCCGTTCATTTCAAAGAGAGCAGAAATAGCCCACATCGCCAGAGTGATGCAGTGGAAAGGGTAATCCTTAATCGTCTCAACAATTTTAAATCTGTTGCTAATGAGATTCAGAAGAAGTACCACACCGCACATAACTGCAAGCAAAACACTGGCAAAAATGTTCGAAAATACACATAGGTAAATGGAAAATATCAGAACGCCAGAAAAGATCGCTCTTTCGTAAAAGAATGGCTTTAAGGTTGACGACATTCTTAAAACGTAAAGTGCCAGCGTGCCGTTTATTAGGGCTGGAACAATATAGTGATAATAACAGGTAAGATTTTGCTCCCACAACAGGTATGGACTGTTATTATTATTTAGAGTTCTGAATAGGCCGAACAGGCACAGTAAGTAGAAGATCACTAAAACTGAACTTGTGTAAGTTGATAACCCTGCGGTCTTCCTCATCAAAAGATAGAATTGATAAAGGAATAACACAACAAGAACTGCAACTAAAACCGCTGTCAAATAAGCAATAGCTTCAAGGAATGTAAACCCAAGAGGCATAACGACAGATGAGGCAATGTTACCAAATAGTGGGAAAGATACCTCAGGAACTACCTTGATAGGGTTAAAACCGCCCCATTGCGGATATGCTTGCCTACCGGAAGAAAGGTTGATCCACTCATCGCCAGAAGTAATAGTTACCGGATGAATAACCGTAAAAAACACAGCCACAACTGCGAATACAAATGTGAACAACACCCACTTTATTTGAATCTCTTTTCCCAAAGTCTGACTAATCATTTCTCGTCCTTCCGAATATCATTGAAATCTTTTTTGATGATGTATCGAGGCCTTCCTTTAACTTCAACATAAATTCTGCCGATATATTCCCCAAGCACACCTATGCCTATCAACTGAATCCCGCCCAAGAAAAGTATTGAAACCAGCATTGATGGATAGCCACGAACCGGGTTGCCGAACGCTAACGTGTCGACGATCATCCATGCGCCATAGATGAAGGCCAGGCCAGCAACGAACAAGCCGATATACGTCCACATGCGCAGTGGGAAAGTTGAGAAACTGGTGATACCCTCTAACGCTAGGTTCCACAGTTTCCAGCCATTAAACTTAGAATCCCCGGCAACACGTTCTGCGCGGGCATATTCAACAACATCAGTGCGGCCGCCAACCCAACTCAAAACGCCTTTCATGAAAAGGTTGCGTTCTGGCATTAGCTTGATGTTTTCAACCACATCTCGAGACATCAGGCGGAAGTCGCCAACGTTTTCCTCGATCTGCGGATTGCTGATTTTGTTGTGCAGCTTATAGAACCACTCTGCGGTCTTACGCTTGAGTCGCCCATCGGTGGACCGGTCAGAGCGTTTAGCCAGCACCATATCCGCCCCGGCCTGCCATTTCTCTATCAGGTGCGGTATAACCTCAATTGGGTCCTGCAAATCAACATCTATCGGGATAATAGCTTCGCCGCTTGCATGGTCCAGTCCTGCAAACAGCGCAGGTTCTTTACCGAAATTGCGGGTAAAGGAAAGAGGAATGACAAGCGGATCGGCCACAGCGAGCGCATTTATTATTGATTCTGTCGCATCTTTACTGCCGTCGTTGATAAAGACTATCTCTACTTCATGCTGTTGTAGCTCTTCAAACTCCCGCACGGTTTTGTAGAAGATTGGAATAGCATCTTCTTCATTAAATACCGGAACGACCAGAGAAATTTTCATTTCGCATCCCTAAAGACAATGAACTTTGAATAGATAAAGCCGCACACCAGACTGATAGCGGAGAAGAGAATGAGAGTCACAATTGGAGCCATACCGGACTTATCGGCAGCCCAACCAACAGCTGCGCTCAAGGATCCCATAAACCCTACATACAGCATGTAGCGCATCGTGGTTGTCGAAGACTTAAACGTGAACCTGGCGTTTGCAAAGAAGCTGAATGACACCGCCACGACGAACCCGGCGAAGTTGCCAAGAGCCTGACCTGTGTGAAACGCGTATATGCAAATAGCGAACACAACCCAGTGAATGAGCGTGTTTATGACGCCGATCGATGTGTACTTAGCAAAGAGCTTTAACATTATAAAAATCAGCAAATTCGGAAAGGTCTGAAGTTTAGCATCACTGTCCAACTTGATCGACTCTCATATTTGACGATACTGTACATAAATACAGTTGTTTTTGGAGGGGCCATGGAGGCAAAAGCTCAGCGATACAAACTTGAACAGTTATGTAGCGTTAACCGCTACTCATGCCTGGTTGAAACATCAGGTGGTTATGCGCTTTTTCAGCCTGATCTTGTGCCCGACAACGGAACGCGCGTGCTGGTGCATGCGTTCGGCCAGCTACAGTTCGCGGTCGTTATGGGCGGTGCGCTCATCACCGAAGACGGTGAAAGCATAGAAGGTGATGCTTTAGATGAAGTCGATGTCATGGGAGTGGTGACCTTTTTTATCAATGGCGCTGCGGCGTTCACAGACGACAATCCGGTGATGTGATGTTTGCCTTAGTCGATGTGAACTCATTTTATGCCAGTTGCGAGACGGTGTTCAGGCCAGATCTGCGAGGCCGTCCGGTGGTCGTTCTGTCGAATAATGACGGTTGCGTAATCGCACGTAGCGCCGAGGCAAAGGCTGCCGGGATAGCGATGGGTGAGCCGTTCTTCAAGCAGAAGGAGTTGTTCCGGCGAGCTGGGGTTGTTTGCTTCAGCAGCAACTACGAGCTCTATGCAGACATGTCCAGCCGGGTAATGACCACGCTGGAAGAAATGAGCCCGCGCGTGGAAATTTACAGCATAGACGAAGCCTTTTGCGACCTGACCGGAGTAAGGAACTGCCGGGACCTGACTGAATTTGGGAAAGAAATCCGTGCGACGATATTACAGCGGACACATCTCACAGTCGGAGTCGGCATAGCCCAGACCAAGACGCTGGCGAAGCTGGCCAATCATGCTGCGAAAAAATGGCAACGGCAGACTGGCGGGGTGGTTGACCTCTCAAACGTCGACCGGCAGCGCAGGTTAATGGCACTGGTGCCGGTAGAGGATGTCTGGGGCGTTGGCCGGCGCATCAGCAAGAAGCTGAACGCTATGGGCATCAAAACGGCACTGGACCTCTCAGAACAAAGCACGTGGATTATCCGCAAGCACTTCAATGTCGTGCTGGAGCGAACCGTCCGGGAACTGCGCGGCGAGCCATGTCTGGATCTGGAGGAGTTCGCCCCGGTGAAGCAGGAAATCGTATGCAGCCGATCTTTTGGCGAACGCATTACTGACTATGAGCAAATGCGCCAGGCTATTTGCAGCTACGCGGCCCGTGGTGCTGAGAAGCTTCGTGGCGAGCACCAGTATTGCCGTTTTATCTCAGCTTTCGTTAAGACCTCTCCATTTGCCCTTAATGAGCCGTATTACGGAAACAGCGCATCGGTAAGGCTACTCACGCCAACTCAGGATAGCAGAGACATCATCAACGCCGCGGTAAAGTGTCTGGACATAATCTGGAAGGACGGTCACCGGTACCAGAAAGCGGGTGTCATGCTGGGCGACTTCTTCAGCCAGGGCGTGGCCCAGTTAAACCTGTTCGATGACAGTGCTCCCCGAGCTGGTAGTGAGAAGTTAATGGAAGTGCTGGATCACCTGAATGCAAAGGACGGAAAGGGTACGCTCTATTTTGCCGGACAGGGAATACAGCAGCAGTGGCAGATGAAGCGTGAAATGCTGTCGCCTCGATACACTACGAGATTTTCAGATTTGCTTGTTGTCCGATAA